AATGAGAACCGAGATTGAAGATCGGAACTCAGCTCTGCCACAGAAGAACTACAGGACAACTGAAACCCTGTATGTAGCTAACAAATACAAAGAAGAAACTTTCTGGATTCCCTGGTCATTTGACTTTCGGGGAAGAGTCTATCCAATTCCCACTAGTTTTAGTCCTCAAGGAACAGATTACGAAAAGAGTCTTGTTTATTTTGAGGAAGAAGGACCAGTCAATGAATGGTGGTTAGCCTTTCAGGTTGCTACTACTTATGGACTGGATAAAGCACCAATGGATGAAAGAATAGAATGGGTCAATGAGAACCATGAATTCTTGAGTCAGCTTGCTACTGATCCTGAGGGAACAATCTCTGAGTGGTCAAAGGTAGAAGAACCTTGGTGTTTTATTGCTAGTGTGTTGGAGTACTATCAATGTGTCATTACAAAGACTAAGAAGACATCAGGTCTTCCTGTGTCCGTCGATGCCACTTGTTCTGGACTCCAACATTTGGCAGCCTTGGCACTGGATAGAACTGCTGCTGAGATGGTCAATGTAGTTCCTACTGACAAACCATCTGACGGGTATCGTATTGTTGCGGAGAAGGCAAAGGAAATTCTTCCTGAGCATCTACACGATCACATTACGAGAAAGGTGACCAAACGCACTGTGATGACTACGCCTTACGGGGTGACACTTAACAGCGCACGAGATTACATCCGTCAGGAACTCAAGGGTATTGAACTTGAGAAGGGTGAGTTACAGATGATAGTTAAGGCTATCTATCAGTACGGTGTCAGACAAGTCTTTGATGGTCCCTGTCGATCAATGGAGTTTATCCAGAAGGTTGCTGGGGAATGTATTAAAGGTGGAGCTACAGCTATCGAATGGATAACCCCATCAGGATTTACTGTTAGACAAGAGTATCGTCGTACTGATGTTGTTCTTGTCAATACAAAACTGATGGGGCAACGTCGTGTTGCATCACTGCTAAAGGAATGGGAAGATCGAAAGATTGACCTTAAGAAGGCTAAAACCGCATCAAGTCCTAACCTGATCCACAGTCTTGATGCCGCGTTACTACATATGGTATTCGCGAATTGGAAACGCCCCTTTACAGTGATTCATGACTGCGTGTTGGGTCGTTCCTGCGATATGGACGACATGGGCGCAGCAATCAGAGACAACTTTGTTGAAATCTATTCCCAACCAGTCCTTCAGGATTGGGCTACCCAGCTGGGGGTTGACTTTGATGAGAGTGTCATGTTAAATACTCTTGACATCAATGATGTCCAGGAATCCGCTTACTTCTTTTGCTGATGTCTTTTTCCACGATCACAATTGCTGAGAAGCTTTCCCTTCACATCTCGGTTGTAGAAAACTACGAAGAGGAATGGGTGGCGCAAAATGTGGGCCTTCCTGAGCCTGATGAAAGCTTTGAGGAGTTCCTGTGTCGTACCTATGCCGAATGTGCCTTTCTCATTCAGGCAACAGAAGGTGATGGCAACGCAATGGAATGCCTTGAGGCGTATGATGAGGCATACTCCACTGTGGAGGAAATCCTTGCCTGAAACAACCACCGAAACAATGTTGATGGATCTTGTCATTCCCAACGATGCTTATGCGTTGGAACTGGCAAAGCAAATCAATGTTGAATATGGTCTTGATTGGGTACCTGAGTATGTTCAATACTTAGCAACCAAGCTTGATCTTCTACTGGATGATAACCTAATGGATCATCTTTCTCTTTACGCTAACCACGAAACCATTACTAAAAATGTCTGACGGACGCTTTGTAATCACCACCACCCTGGAAGGGTACATCAACGCCCTTATTCCTGCCGGTAAATTCAACAACTGTACCATTGGCTTTCGCATTCCTGAAGAGGAGTTGCCCAAGTTCGATTCTGTTTACGAGCAGTCCCTGGAATTGGGCAAGATGAAAATGGAGGGCAAACGGTTCTCCGCTGAGCTTCCCAAATGGGATGAAAGTGGCCTTGTCAAAGTCTCCTACGGTGGAGACAGCAAGAGTCCCATGTTCCCCTGGGTAGACACCGATGGGGTTGCTATTGACCTTACCACCCAAATCTGGAAGGGTACTGTTGTTAAGTTGATCATTGACCTACGACCCTATCAGTTTGGAGCAAAGGTTGGTTGTTCTCTCAAGGTACGTGGCGCACAGGTCCTTAAGCTGGTCAGCAGTGGGGGTTCTGACAGCGGCGGTCTTGATGAAACTGAGGTGGCAGCTTTCTTTGGTAAAACAGAAGGCTTTAAGACTGGTAGCCCCAGCTTTGAACCGTCTGTAGATCCAGGCGACGGCCCAGCAGATTATGATGTGGACGACGTTCCCTTCTAATGCCTGCTTACCGTAGCCGCCTCGAAGAGAAGTTGGCTCGGTGGTTTGAACTGAATGGGCACCAGTTTGAGTATGAAACCCTTAGGTTAAATTACACCTTGTCGGCTGTTTATACGCCGGACTTCATTCTCCCTAATGGAGTTATACTGGAAGCCAAGGGGTATTTCAAGCCAGAGGATCGTCGCAAGATGTTAGCTGTTAAAAAACAGCACCCTCACCTTGACATACGCCTTGTCTTTCAGGCCCCTTACAACACGCTCACAAAGACCAGTAAGACTACCTACGCTAAGTGGGCAGACAAGAATGGTTTCTTGTGGGCGGCATCCCACGCAATTCCACTTGATTGGTTCGATGAAAACAAAAGCTGAAATCATTACGGGCCTTGGTCAGTATTTTGCTGACACCTTGGTTGAATGTACTGATTATGTCCACGACGGTACTATTACCGCTGAGGATGTAGCCAAGATGATCTTTGATGAACTTGAAGATTGGATGGCTTATCACGCTTCTATGACTAACGCTGCTGATGCAATCCGAAATGCTCTCCGAGAGCGAGTTTCTTAAGCACGAACCATGTCCTAGTTGTGGTAGTAGTGATGCGCTTGCTCGTTATACAGACGGACACGCGCATTGCTTTTCTTGCCAACACTATGAACATGGGGAAGGATCCACTACCACCAATCACCACAAACAAAATAAACTGATGGACTTTACTGGGGACTTCATCCCACTCAAGAGTAGAAACCTTAGGGAAGATACTCTTAAGAAGTTCAACGTTCGGTATGACCACGACACCAAAACCATAAGGTTTCCTTATTACTCACAGGCTGGCCAATTGGTTGGCTTCAAGAGTAGGGATGCTGATAAGGACTTTAGGTGGACTGGTAAAAATGAAGACCACACTCTCTTTGGCCAACAACTGTGGGGCAGAGGGAAGGAGTTAGTCATCACTGAGGGCGAGATCGATTGCTTGAGTCTCTATCAACTTCGACCCTCTTGGCCTGTTGTTAGCCTTCCCAATGGCGCAGCAGCAGCCAAGAAAGCATTACAGCATCAACTCAAATGGATCATGGGGTTCGATAACATCGTTCTCTTCTTTGATTCAGATGAAGCCGGGCAACAGGCAGCACAAGACTGTGCCAGTTTGTTCCCACATGATCGACTGTTCATTGCTCGACTTGATAGTTACAAAGACGCCAACGAGGCGTTAATAGCAAAAGATTATGAGGCAATCACCTCAACAGTTCTCTGGAACAAGAAACCTTACTCACCAAAAACCGTCATCGACGGACGAGATCTATTCACTCTCGCAACTAAGCCTCTACATGGTAGGGATGCTGATTGGCCCTACGCTGGTCTTAACAACCTCACTAGTGGTCTTAGGCGGGGTGAATTGGTCACGATCACAGCCGGTTCCGGCGTTGGAAAGAGTACCTTCTGTGGTGAAATAGCTCAATCTCTTGTCGATCAAGGCGAGAAGGTTGGTTACATTGCCCTTGAGGAAAGCCTCCAGAGGACCGCCCTACGCTTGATGTCGGTCAAAGCAAACAAACCCCTCCACCTCAACAACGAGATGCCCGAGGAGGCCCTTAGAGCCGCCTTTGACGCAAGTCTGGGGACTGGTTCGGTCTACCTCAGAGATGGGTTTGGTTCTGTTGATCCAGACAGCATCCTCAGTGACTGCCGATTCATGGCTCTTGCTAAGGAAGTTGGTTGGATCATCCTTGACCACCTCTCGATTCTCATGTCTGGTAATGAGTCCCATGATGAGAGGAAGCTGATAGATGTTACAATGACCAAACTCCGCTCATTTGTAGAGGAAACAGGCATTGGAATGATTCTTATCAGCCACCTCAAACGACCCCAAGGAGACAAAGGACACGAAGATGGTCAACAGGTCAGCCTTGGCCAACTTAGGGGTAGCCACAGTATCGTCCAGCTATCCGATATGGTTATTGCTCTTGAGCGTAATCTCTCAGCAGGAGACAACCTTGCCAACATCCGAGTCCTTAAGAACCGATTCAATGGAAAAACTGGTCAAGCAGGGACCATTACGTTTAATGAGGCTACTGGTCGCATGGTTGAAGATCTCTCTTCGGCATTTAATTCACCCACTGATGAGGAGTATGACCCCGGATTCTAATGAAGTCTGCCGCACTTGCGGTTGGAACCAGTTCCTGTATAGTGAGGTGGAACCCGCTGGTTGGTTCTGTGAGGAGTGTGGGACGCCTAGCGCCCTTACTCAGGCAACCCTCGACCGGGAAGAACCCGGAAATTGGAGCTAATGCGACTCCTATTCGACATCGAAACCAACGGTCTACCCCGTAAAGGGCTGGATCGTATCCACTGTATCGTTGCCAAGGATCTTGATACGGAGCAAGTCTTCCGCTTCAATGACACCGGCTCCACCCATTCTGTAACCAATGGTATTACCCTTCTCCAAGAGGCTGATGTTCTCATCGGCCATAATATTGTTGGCTTTGACATACCAGTTATCCAACAAATATATCCGTTCTTCCAAACTAAAGCAGTCCTCTACGACACGCTAATCCTTAGCCGGATGTTCTTCCCTGACATCCTTAGCAGGGACTATCGGAAGAAGCCAATTGGTATGCCAGCCAAACTCTATGGGCGTCATGCTCTTGAGGCTTGGGGGTATCGCCTTGGTGATTACAAGGGTGAGTTTGGTAAGACCACTGACTGGGCTGACTGGTCAATGGAGATGGAGGATTACTGCGAACAGGATGTTCATGTTTGTCATAGTGTCTTTGACCTTATGGCTGATCATGATCGTCTTACTAAGTTTCAGGATTCCATACTGTTG